TATTAAAACTTATCAAGGATAAGAAAACGGAAAATTAACTAAGGGGACAGTAAGTCCCCTTTTTTACGTCAAGGGCATATATCCTACTTGATATTATATGCCCATTGACACCTCGTAGAGTGTCAATTACAATAAGCAAACAAACAAAGGAGTCTAAAATGAAAAGAAAATCACTTTCTAATAAAAAATCTAACCGCTCATTCAAATCTGGAATGAAAACATCACGTAAGAACTTACAAGCTGCACCATCTCGCGGTGGATTCAGACTATAATGTGCTTATTCCCAATCTCGGCTAACATCGACGAATGCAACCGCATTCAATTCACAAAAGAAGGGAGTTTAAAACTCCCTTGTGGAAAATGCACTGAATGCATTTCTAAACGCTCAATCGAATGGGCTACACGAGCCCGTCACGAAATTTCCTTACATAAAGACAATACCTTCATAACTTTAACCTACGCTCAAGAAAACCTTCCCTCTATCTTCATCGTAAAACAAGAATTCCAAAAATTCATAAAACGACTTAGAAAACATCTAAAACGCCCAATACGCTACATGGTATCTCACGAGTACGGAAGCAAGACTTTCCGCCCTCACCATCATGCTATAATATTCGGATATAATCCCGATAAACAAAAATTTCTTAAAACTACTCCGAAAGGAGAATCAATATTCACATCAGCCGAACTAGACAAACTATGGCAACATGGTTTTCACTCAATCGGTACTGCCAATGAACGTACCGCTTACTACATTGCCTCTTATTCACTCAAAGGCAAAAAACACAACCTACCCGACCCACTTACTGGCGAACTCGTCGCCGTGTCAGACTGCATGGACGTATCTAAACGCCCTGCAATTGGTTACAATTTCTTCTTAGAAAACTACCAACAAATGGTCGACTCAAATTCAATACTACCTCGGTACTATATAAAAAAACTTAAAGATCTCAATCCTACACTTCATGAACATTATGAAAACGAAAGATCTACTACATTCAAAACTCGCTCATCACACGAACTCTATGCAAAGTTCGTAATCGACCAACAAAAAGCAAATATAAAAAGTGAATTTCGGGAAACAGAACCCAACCTGGAAAACGAAACCACCTATTATAAAAACGATCTACAATCAACCAGAGATGAGTACCATCTCGCTACTAAGGACAAAAAATGAAAATCTTCTCAATCCATGACTCTAAAGCTGAAGCTTACTTAGCACCTATCTACTTCAAAACACCAGCCGAAGCTATTCGCGCTTTCTCAACTGCTTGCGAAGACACATCATCATCATTCTATAAATATCCTTCAGACTATACTTTAGTCGAGCTCGGAGAATTCGACGAAATTACTGCATCTATATGCACACACAACACCCCAAGAATTCTTTCAAACGCATCAGAATTCAAAAAACTAGCTACATCACAACAAATCTCTAATACTTTCAATCCTCTAATTCAACAACTAGACAATTAACAATTGGGGGCATTTCGCCCCCTTCCTACAGGAGTTATTAACTTGAAAATGAAATCTACTGTTACACCTCAGCAAATTTTCAACAACGTAGCAAAACCAGACATTCAAAGAAGTACCTTTGATCGTTCTCATGGTTACAAAACTACAATGAACGCTGGAAAACTTATCCCTATCTTCTTAGACGAAGCACTTCCAGGGGATACATTCAACTTATCGACGGCTATCTTTGCTCGTCTATCAACACCACTAAAACCCATAATGGACAACATGTACTTAGACGTACATTACTTCTCAGTCCCTCTAAGACTCCTATGGTCTAACTGGAAAAAATTCAACGGAGAACAAACTAACCCCGGTGACTCTACTAACTTTCTAATACCAACTATTACTGCACCTATTGGAGGATACCTTGAATCTTCTCTCTACGACTACATGGGTCTACCTACTAAAAAAGCCTCTATTTCTCATTCGGCTCTTTTTCTCAGAGCTTACAACCTCGTTTACAATGAATGGTATAGAGATGAAAATCTTCAAAACTCTGTTACTGTTAATACTGGCGATGGTCCTGATACACATACAGACTACATTGTTCTTCCACGTGGCAAACGCAAAGACTACTTCACTTCTGCACTTCCCTTCGCTCAAAAAGGAACTGCTGTTTCAATACCGCTAGGAGCTACTGCTCCTGTTGTATCTAACAACACTGCTGTTGTTTTTAAAACAAACACGAATCCATCATTACCCCTCTATGCAAGCTCTGGCTCTGCTAATGCCATTTACGGAACAACAGCTTCTGCTACTGAACCCGCTAAATTCGCTACCTCAGGACTAGTAACCGACCTATCAACCGCAACTGCAGCAACAATCAATCAACTACGCGAAGCTTTTCAAATTCAACGTATGTATGAAAAAGACGCTCGTGGTGGAACTCGTTACACTGAAATGGTACGCGCTCACTTCGGAGTAGTATCACCCGATGCACGTCTTCAACGTCCAGAATACTTAGGTGGAACAACTGCAAACATTAACGTAAACCCAATTTCTCAAACTGCACCAACTGCCTCTGGCTCAACACCTCAAGGTAACCTTGCAGCTATCGGAACTGCCGCTACCTCTGGAAACTCATTCGTAAAATCATTTACTGAACACGAAATCGTTATTGGAATAGCCTCTGTAAGAGCTGACTTAAACTATCAACAAGGTATGAACCGCATGTGGTCACGTCAAACTAGATTTGACTTCTACTGGCCATCACTATCTCATCTTGGAGAACAAGCAATTCTTAACAAAGAAATTTATGCTCAAGGAACTGCAGCTGATAACCAAGTCTTTGGATACCAAGAACGTTATTCTGAATACCGTTATAAACCATCTCAAGTAACTGGTCTTTTCAGATCAAATGCATCAACACCTCTAGACATCTGGCACTTATCACAAAACTTCTCAGCATTACCTGCTCTAAATGCTGCCTTCATTGAAGAACAACCACCTATTGCTAGAATTGTTGCCGTACCATCGGAACCTCAATTCTTAGTAGACTGTTTCTTCAACTTTAAAACAGCACGCCCAATGCCTACTTATGCAACACCGGGAATGATCGATCATTTCTAATAAACCGCTAAAAACAAGCTCCCCCTGAATAAGGGGGAACCTTACTGGAGAAAATCATGGGATTTTTTGACTCAATCGGAGATATAATATCTGACGCACCTTCTATCGGACTATCTATGATACCCGGAGTTGGTCAATTCTTAGGACAAGAACGAACCAACCAAGCAAATGCACAACAAGTGCAATCACAAATGGCCTTCCAAGAAAGAATGTCCAATACTGCACACCAACGACAAACAGCTGATCTCAAAGCTGCAGGACTAAATCCAATACTATCTGCTAACACCGGAGCTTCTACACCTTCAGGCGCAGCCGCACAAATGGGAAACTCACTCTCAGGAATGGGACAAGTTGCCTCATCCGCTATGGACTACAAGAGACTAAAGCAAGACATCAAAGCCTCAGAAGAAAACATCAAACTAATCAAGGAACAACAACAAACCCAAAAAACTACTCAATCTGCTAACCAAGCTGCTACTGCAAAAGCTGACTCAGAACGCTATCTAAACGAACTAACTCATCAAGACAAAGCCAATGAAATAGGCGCAAAACTCTCTGTTGGAAACGGAACAAAAACCTATTACGAACAATTCGCAAAAACCAATATGGACACAATGCGCGCTAATCAATCATCTGCTAAAGCAGAAAAACTAAAAGCTGACTTTGATCAAAAAGCCGCCACCTATGACTCTTACGCAAGAAGAGTACAACAAGGCGCACAAATCTTAAACTCAGCCGCATCAATCGTAAAACCCGGTATTCAAATTCTTAAAGGTGATAATAATAAATCAACTACTTCTGAATCATTAGATCAGAAAAAACGTAATGCTTGGGATGCCGCTGGCAGACCAATGAAATAAGGAAATAAAATAATGAAAATTACAAATCATCACGAACTCAGAAAAGACGTCTCACTAGACTGCTCATCACCACTAATTACAGACCAATCTTACAAAAACGCCTGTGACGTAAATGTCATCATGGCAAATTACGCAAAAACAGGAATGCTGTCACACACAACTACACAAACACCAAAATACTTAGACTGCACCGAAGTCCCATCACTAGAAAGAGCCTACGAGCTCATCTACGCCGCCGAGGACGCCTTCGCCGCCCTACCCCCTGACATCCGTAAGCTAATGGACAACGATCCTTCAAATCTCGAAATATTCATCCAAAATCCCGCAAATGCGGATATCCTAGAGAAGAACGGACTAATACTAAAGAAAGAACCTAAACAAACCGATCAAGTACTCAAGGAGGTACTACATGACAAAACTGTTTAGCATTCTTTCAATTGCACAGGACGTGCTCGAATACGTTCTTACCGTATTAAAACTTATCAAAGATAAGAAAACGGAAAATTAACTAAGGGGACAGTAAGTCCCCTTTTTTACGTCAAGGGCATATATCCTACTTGATATTATATGCCCATTGACACCTCGT